GGCAATGACACTTATTGTTGAAGATGGAAGTCGCGTTGCAAATGCTAATACATATGTTAGCCTAGCAGAGTTTAAGGCTTGGGCAGATGCAAGGTTAATTACGTATAGTAGTGACAGTCATGTTAATGCATATATCTTGCGTGCAATGGATTACATTGAGGACTTAAGCTTTATAGGCTTTAAGGAAACAGAAACACAATCATTACAGTGGCCAAGAGTTAACGTAGTTATTGATGGCTTTGGATTAGATGCTAGCACAATACCAGACGAACTAAAGGTTGCAGTATATGAGGCCGTTAAAACAGTTATTGATGGTGATAGCAAGCAAGACCCAATTGACAGGCAAGTTGTAAGTGAAAGCGTTGATGTTATATCTATTACATATAAGGATACTGCAGGGCAACAAAGACAGACACCTGCATTAACAAGAGCTTTGAGAAAGTTAGTACAATCATCTAACACAGTAATGCGTGCATAATTATGGCTCATGCAGGTTATAACTATTCACCAATAACGAAATCAGCCGAAGCGCTTATTACTAGATTTGGTGAGGAGTTTACGTTTACACGTACAACTAATGGCGCATACAATCCTGCTACGGGTGCAAAAGCACAAACAACAAGTACATTTAAAAAGTATGCTTGTGTATTTGACTACAACAATACAGATCGTGCAGGTGAGACAGTTACAGAGAATGACAGACGTATGTTAGTAGAGGGGCATGACTTTCATGTAGGAGATACGGTAGTTATAGGTTCTGATACATTTAAAGTAATCAATATTAGTGAAATAAGACCAAATGGCAGTGATGTCGTTGCGGCCAACTTGCAGGTACGTAAGTAATGGCACGTAAAAGTTATAAAACTGTTGTACGTAAATTGAATATCTATAAAAACCTACCTAAAAAGGTCATACGCGGTTGCGTGCAAGAATTAGGTATTGAACTTATTGATAAGTCACCAGTTGGTAATCCTGCATTATGGAAAAGGCCTGCACCTAAAAATTATAAAGCAGGACACTTTGTTAAGAATTGGCAAACTACAGTGGGTAGTAGTCCAAGTAGTGAGATAGAAGGTCAAGATAAAAGTAAACGATTTACAAAGGCCGCAGTCAAAAAAGTAGTAAAAAAATGGGATTGCAAACAATCACTATACTTTACTAACAATGCACCATACGCAACTGCCTTAGAGTATGGTTGGTCAACACAAGCGCCGCAGGGTATGGTAAGAACAACAACAGAACGATTTAATACAATATTTAAAAAGTCACTTGATGAACAAAGAAAGATAATTAATAAGTCATGAGTACATTTTTTAATGATATGCAAGCGGCACTAGATACTCAATTAAGCACCCTTGGAGGTGGCTATGATATTGCATGGCCAAATACTACATATAAGCCAGTAACAAATACTATCTATCTTAGACCTAATTTTATACCAGATGATACAATACAAGTAACACTTGGTACTAATGGCAAAGATGAAACACAAGGCATATATCAAATAGATATTGTTAGTCCAAGGGGTAGTGGCAGAACAACATTGACGGATAATGTAGCAGATCACTTTAAGCGTGGTACAGTGCTAACTTATAATAATTTGAAATTGCGCATAAGGTCGGTTAGTATCGGCCCTGCAATAAACGACGGGGCATGGTTTTTCGTTCCAGTTTCCGTAAACATTAACACATACACAGGAGCAAGAGTATGACTATAGCAAACGGAGCGCAACATAGCATTGCCTATATTGCGGAAACGACATATGGCACAACCCCTTCAACACCTTCATTTAAACCTTTTGCCAATACAGGTACAACACTTGGTATTAGTAAAGATGGCATTGAAAGCGAAAAGCTAAGAGGTGACAGACAAGTAGAAGATTTCAGACATGGTAATAAGTCAGTTAGTGGCGATGTATCAGCAGAACTAGAATACGAAGCCTTTGATGACATCTTAGAAGCAGTATTATGCGGAACATGGGCAACTAACGTACTAAAAGCAGGTACAACACGACGTTCATTTACTATAGAACGTAAGTTTGCTGATTTGACTGCACCAGAATGGCATAGAAACACAGGTTGCGAGTTTAACTCATTGAGTTTATCCGTATCACCTAATGCAATGGTTGAAGCAACTTTTGGTGTTGTAGGTAAAAACCTATCTATCGGTACAGCCGCAATAACAGGTTCAAGCTATGCCGCAGATAGCACAAACAAGCCATTCGATAGTTTTACAGGCTCAATACAAGAAGGTGGTTCAGCAATCGCAACGGTCACTTCTATTGAAATGAGCTTAGAGAACGGTATAGAGCCATTGTTTGCAGTTGGTAGCCAAACTACACAACGCCCATCAATCGGTAAGTCACGACTAACTGGTACGCTTACAACTTACTTTGAGGACAAAACATTATATGAGAAGTTCTTAAACGAAACTGAGTCAAGCATACAATTAGTATTAACAGACTTAGATGGTAACTCTTATACAATTGACCTACCAAGAGTTAAGTATAATAGTGGTCAGCCAGATGTATCGGGCGAAGGTGCTATCACAATCGGTATGGAATTTGTAGCATTATATGACACTACAGATACTTCACAGATTAAAATAACAAGGGCTGATGCATAATGGAGTTCAACAAACTAGCTACAGCAAAACATCACGATAACGGGGCTGAGTGTAATATACTCGACCCCGTAAGTGGAGAGCCAACAGACTTCTATATTAAAATATGCGGTGCGGATTCAAAGGTATGGCGTAAGCAAAAGAAAATACAAACTCGTAAGTTATTAAATGCAAGATCGCAAAGCGACGAACCAGACTTTGACTATGAGAAAGCAGGTATAGACTTTGAAGCTATGGATATAGAAGCATTAGTAAATGCAACTATAGATTGGCATGGTTTATCTGATAACAAGAAGGAAGTTAAATTTAGCAAAGATATAGCTAATGAATTATATGAAAACTCACCGAGCATTGTAAGACAGTTAATTGATTTCTTAGGTAATGGTGAAAATTTTACGAGCGACTAATTTATGACTTTGTATATTATGGCAGATGGGTAAATTATATACAAAAGAAGCCAAAAGGATCAGAGGTTAGTCGTTTTGATACATATAAGCAGGTAGAGAAAAGCACAGGTAAGACACCAAAAGACTTACTCAATGCACCTACATTACGAGATGAATTAGTAGATTTATGGAAGTTATTTTGTGAATTACCAGAATACAGTTATAGTGAGCTAGAAGCATACGGAAGATTAACAGGAATTACATTAAGCCCTTGGGAAGTTGACGCAATAATAAAGTTAAACCGACATATGGGTGAGGAGTTAAGCAAATGGCCACCGAAAAATCGTCATTAGAAATAGAAGTCAAAACTAAAGGTGTAAACAAGACTACAAAAGAAATAGATAAACTTGCCAAGTCAACAAATAATTTAGATACTAGCACAGAAAATGCAACTGAATCATCAAAGCAATATGCAAAAGCACTTGACAAACAAGCTACTGCAACTGGAGGCGCACTTAATAAACAAGAACGCGCGAACAGAAGCGCAGGTAACATGGGGCAAAAAGCAGGTCTTGCCGCTATACAAGTTGAGCAGTTAGTTGGACAAATAGCAGGTGGACAAAACCCAATGCGTGCCTTCGGTCAACAGTCAGCAGATATTGGCTTTGTCTTAGGTGTTCCTCTTGTTGGTGCTATATTGGGTGTTTCAGCCGCATTAGTCTCTTTATTGCCTAAATTATTTAATATGGGTAGTAGCCTAGAAGAATTAACAGAATTGTCGTCTGAACTAAGTAGTACATTTATATTAAGTGCAAATGGTGCGGCTATATATTCTGATGCTTTTATAGAACTACAAAGTCAATTAGCAGGTGTAGCCAGATTACAAAAAGAAGTAAATTTGGCAACTGCTGAAAAAATATCTATTGATGGCATAAAAAAACTAATGCAAACGAATAAAGCTTACAATGCAGTGTTAATTGAAAATACACGCGAACAAGAAAAGTTAAGAGAGGCTGGTTTAGATAGAGGCTATGAAGTACAAGAACAACGTATTAAAGATATAGCAGAACAACACAATTTATCAGCAATAAACTTGCGTAAATATATTGTCGCACTACAGGAAGTACAGAGAACAGGAAAGGGTTTTGATAATCTTGCAAATAGACTAGCTGTCTTGCAACAAGGTACTGAAGAACTAGGTAAACCCAATGAGAAGTTTCGTAAACATTCAAAGGAAATGTTGGAACTATTACCAACACTTGCAAAAGCTTATAAAATATTGAATGAAGCAAATGTAGAAAACAGGACAGAAATCGAGAAGGGCATAAAAGCTGAACTAAATAGACTTGAACTAGGTGATAAATTAATCACACAGTTAAAGTTAAGGCTTATGGCGATAAAAGAGGGGCAACTAGCGGCTGATCAAGCAGATACAAGATACCATGAAAATCAAAGAGAGACTATAGCAAACCTTAAAGAAGAAATTAGGGTTGCTAAAAAGAAAGCAACAGACGAAGCAAAAGCTAATGCAGAGAAACTAAGAATAAGCGAGGCAAATAAAAGAATAGTACAAATGCTTACACAAAGCGCTATGACTGAATCAGAAAAAATACTTGCACTACATGAAAAACGTGAAAAAGCAATAAATGCTATGGAAATAAAAACAGAAGCGGATAGGAGGCTTCGTTCAAGATTGCACGTAATTAACAGACAAGAAACTAACAAAGCACTAGCAGAAGTTGCAGATAAAGCCGCAAAAGTAGAAACAGATAATATAGATAGAGTAATGCGTGAGAAAAAAGCGGCGCAAAAAGCAAGCATTGCATTAGCACAAGAAGCATTAGAACAAGAAAGATTGTTGTTTGCAGAAAACTTAACAGAAACACAGTTATATTGGACGCATTGGCTAGAAACAGCACAAACTACTATGCACACTTTCAACGGATTAGGCGAAACTATGATAAATAGTTTCCAGTCTAGTTTTGCTACAGCTATTGAGTCAGCTATATTCGACAGTAAGAGTGCAACACAAGCATTACAGGGTATGTTTGAGGGTATAGGACGTGCTTTTGTAAGATATACAGCGCAAATGATAGCACAACAAATGGCAGTAATGGCTGTCAACAAGATACTTGGTGCGTCTATGGGCGATCCTATGAAGAAGCAATTTGAGAAACAAAAGCAGTTTGCTAAAAACCAAGTATATGCGGCAGGTATAAATGCTTATGTGCAACAGTTAGCATCGTTAAATTCACCCGCAAATGCACTT